AAAACCTAAACAACTAGGTTTAAATGCTGATCAAATTAAATCTATTACAGAACAAGCGATGGGCAGAAAAGTCTATCGTGGAGTAGGTGAACGAGTTGAAGGTGTTAAAGATCAAGTAAAAGATTTCTTCTCTGCTCGTGGTTTTTTAGATAAAACAGGAATCGTAAAAAGAGGCACTGGTGGTATATTCTCTGATATGCTAGATCGTCGTGAAGAAAAACAGAAATATATTAAATCTAGAAAAGAAACTCAAGGTAGCACTTTTGGTAGTGAGGAAACTTATGCCAGACAGTTTGATGAACAGCAAAACACTCAACGAAAGATTAGAAAGAATGAGTCTGTTATTAAAGGCTACCAAGACCTCGGGTTTAAAGACACTCAGATAAAAAGATCAGATGCATTTAAGGAACAAGGAGTATTGGCAGAAAAACTTGCAGCTTCTGATACTCGTGTACGTCCAGCTAAAGAAGCTGCAGCAAAAGAAGGTTCGACTGCTAAATCCAATACCAAGAAGCTAGGTATCGAAGCTGATACATCTGAAAAAGAAATCGAAAATGCTCGAATGATGGATGAGCAAACAGAATTGTTACGTAGTATTGAAGAAAATACTCGTGACAAAAGCCTGGCAGCCACGGAAAAAAGAGCGCAAGAAGGTTCAGGTGGCGGTGGGTTGCTTGGTGGAATAATGAGCATGCTTGGTAAGTCTCTGATGACTGCATTTAAAGCACTATTCAATCCAGCAGTACTACTAAAATTCTTAACTAAGTTCCTAGCACCAGCGATGCTGATTGGTGGTATCATCAACGGTATCATGGATGGATGGAATGCCTTTATAGAAGGTGGTTCATTCTCTGATGTTATCATTGCAGGGCTTGGTGGCGTTCTTGAATTCTTATCGTTTGGATTATTTGATGCAAATACTATAAAGAACATCGTTGGTGCAGTGAGTGGATTCGTAGATGAGTATGTAATTCAACCAATAAAGAACTTCATTGGATTCTTGGGCGAATCATTCAACAAGTATATTAAAGAACCTATTCTTGGTGCATTTGAATATATTGGTAACTTGTTCACTGAGTATATCATCAATCCTGTAAAAGAATTCTTTGCACCAATCGCAGATTTCTTCGCAAAGATCAAAGAACAAGTATTTGGATTCTTAGAAGACTTTGGTATACCTGAGATTGGTTTCACTATTCCAGTGATAAACAAGAAGGTTTCTATTGGACCATTCTATCCATTCCGACCAGAACAGGGAACAAATCGTGTTGCATCAGACACACAGGTAACTTCTAAGTCTTCTTCTGCTGAAGGTGATAGCAGTAACTTAAAACAAAATATAGTTACTAGTGGTAAAGATGCTACAACAAATAAAGATGGTAGTATTAGCTATGCTGATGATAAAACAAGAGTTCTAAATTCAGAAGCTAAAGAAACTGTAGGTAAAGATGGTAAAGTTAGTGCAAAATATAGCACTACTATGGCTGAGTTTGATCCTAAAACTGGAAAGGCATCTTATACAAACGAAGATGACCCAAATAACTTAAAGTATGACGCACCATTAACTAAGGGTGCATTTAATGATATCAAGAAAGCAGCAAAAGACGGTGCTGGCTCTGATAAGATTAAAGAAATTATTAAAGAAGATGAAGCATATCAGAAACTTGGATTCTTAGATAAGCGTAAGGTAGACTTTGGTTTAGCTAAAGCAACTGAACTTGCTGCAGTTGAACCATCAAAAGCTGGTGGTGCAGTATACAACAAGTCTGCAGATAATGCTGGAGCTGCTCAGAAACCTGCAGGTGGTGCTGTTAATACTGTTGTTGCACCAACTACAAACGTTAACAATAACACCACGCAAATAACTAAAATGCCAACTAGAAACACGGATCCTAGTTTAGCAAACTACATAAACTCTAGATACGCTTAATAAAAAAGGGAGCCGAAGCTCCCTTTTCTTTATTGCTCAGCGGCAATTTTCTTAAAGTAAGACATAACGTCTTCATCATCGTCTGCATCAGCAGACTTAGCTTGCGGCGCAGGCTTTGATGCCTTTGGTGTAAACGCTGGCGCAGATGGACGATCTTCTTCTTCTGCCATTTCTGCAGCAGACTTTCCAGAGAACGAATCTCCAGACAAGACTTGATCCAACTTCTTCTTCAGTTCGTCGTAAGGCTTGAAGTTTTTACGATCAAGGAACTCAGACAACTTGTGCTGAGAGTTAACGATATTCAACAAAGCATCTTCATTTTCAGTAATTACTGATGGCTCCATGAATGCTGATTCGTCATAGTTAGCATAACCATCTTTCTTACGCATGCGAAGTTTGAAATTCGCACCTTCCCAAAGATCAAACACGTTCAGAGGCTTTTCATCCTCGAAAGTAGGACGAGCCTTATCCATGATCTTATCAAAGACCTTCTTGCCGAAACGGAACAAGAATACCTTGCCTTCATTCTCTGGATGCTTTGGATCAGACACAACCAAGATGTTTGCAGTAAAGCCCAGCTTGCGCTTTTGCTTACGTACAATTTCTTTGTTTGCTTCAGAACCAGAGTTCCACAGTTTGGTGTTTAGATCGCTAACTGGATCATTCTCACCAAGAGTGGTCAGGGAGTTTTCCAGATACCACTTGCCAGTCGGACCTTGGAATCCGTGGCTAAAGATACGAACCCATGGGAGTTCATCGCCTTCTACTCGTGGGAGGAAACGAATCGTTGCGGTACCATTACCTGCCTTGTCGCCTTCGAGACGCCAGAAACGATTGTCTTGATAAGACTTAGAGTCTTGTTGGGGATTGGCAACCTTTTCGAATGCGCTAGTGATAGCACCGAAATCAGAATTGCGCATTTTGCGTAGTGATTGAATATCCATTTTAGTATTTCCTTGTATTAAATGTATTAACGTGTATTTTTAGTATGTTGAATTTGTATATCATCATGAATCTCGATCTCATCATTGAAGCTATCGTCATCAAAATCATAATCTTCTTCAACATAACTATTTATCGTTCGCATACCACCAGTTTTTTTACCACTGACATGCTTCTTCGGTTTTCCTGAATTACCACCAGAATAGTCATCTGACGGATTCTTTTTATAGGTCTTGCCCATATATTACAACTCTGCGAGTTCCTCTTTAAAAGATTGATAGATTGATTGCACTTTTTGCGAATCATACTTTACAAAACCGCGAGATTTATCAACTCTGCGGATCTCATTTTCCCATAACAATATCATAGAAGAATTACTCTTCCACGTTTCAATAACAGGTTCAAAGTCATCTATGATTCTCAATGTTTCTAACGATATCTGTTTTCCGAGGTACAGTGTAAGTATACTTGGATATTGATTAAAAGTAAAGTTTTTCACAGAACTTTCTTTGAGCTTTTTCTTGTAAGCATCCATAAGGATAGTGCTGCAATCATCAGAGAATATCTTTGTGATTGATTCTTTTCTGCGTGTCCACTCAATAAGGTTTGATTCTGCATCATCTTGCGAATAGACAACAGAGTCACTACCGTAGGCAAAGTTTGCGACGAAGTATTGGATAATGTCTTTGTCAACTGGGTATTTACGAGCCAGCTTTTCGAAAATATATCTATCATTCCTAGCATTAAATGCTTCACGAGTACCTTTAACAGCCCCACGATTTTTAAAAACATCAAAGTTATCCTTGGAGAAATGCAACTTAATTGCAATGTAATATTTGTATGCTTTAAATCCGTCCACTTCTTTTCTTCCTACATTCTTCTTTTACTTGTGGTGGGAAATCAGGAGCAAATTCTGCAATTGAACAATCATATCGAACAGTTCTATTTTCTTGGCTCATAATAACGAAGAATAAAGCACCATACATAATGACGCCCAAAACAATTGGAGCAAATAACCAAAAGTACTTAGACATCTAGTTGTGCCTGTTTAGGTAAGTAATTCATTTCTCGAAAATTCATCTCAATCTTATCTTTAAGAGACTTATTGATCAACTTGGAAACATCAGCAGGTTCAAGATAGTTATCTTTGCAATATTCCAACACAGCATCCATATGATTCAATCTGCGTTCTTGAACTAGCTGCTCAATGTGTAAAGAAAATTCGTTGGATGTTTTAAACATGATTCTTCTTTAGGTAATACTCAGCTGCCTTAATGACTTGTTCCAAGTCAGCATACTCTTTGGTTTTCTTATTGTAAAGTTTCCAGATGTTGGTGTTAGTGACCTTTGGATCCATCTTGTCGGAAAACTTATCCAAAAACATACTGAAGAATTTATCAAGCCGCATTTTATCAACAACAAGTGACTGATATAAACTAACAAGTTTATTGGTGTCACCATAAGTCGATGCATTAACAAGTTCATTATAAGATGTGTGCATTTTATCCTCTTCGCATTGTAGCGATTTCCTTAGCTTCTTGGTTTGAAAAAATTGGTACAGAATTGGACTTGTGCATAGTCCCGATACCCATGAGTTTATCTCCAGTGTAAACAGGAGAAGGTTTTAGAGCAGTACTACCGCCTACAGAATTAAGACTTGGAATCTTAGCTGTTTCACGGATGTAAGGTTTTGGTTGTTTATACTCAGTTGCAGGTGCTACAACTTTCTTGGGTTTATACTTATCAAGCATACGATCCCACTCAGCTTGCAACTCACGCTGCGCTGCTGTTTGTTTACGTTTCTTGGACTTACCTGGAGTAGTAAAGATCATCATAAACTTATTATACCCTAAAAGGGAATAAAAGTCAACATCTAAATTAATGACCCCTACATCAGTAGGGGTATACGTAAGGATTACTTTCTTGCAGCGTAGGCTATGCAAACAGTGTCTTGGCTGTTCGAGTATGCGCAGCGAACAGAAAGAGGATCAATTCCTTTCCCGAGAGCAACCTCAATATTAGCCCTAATTGCTTGCGTCTGATTGTAATTGTAATAGGCAGTGCAACCAATTAACGTCATCACCGTCAAACACAAACAAAGCCAAAACGCGATCATATCTTTTTCCATAATTACCATTCTCCATCATCAATAACAACTCTTGCCCAAAATGGACCAAGAGACAAATAGAACCCATGTGCTTTTGGGTTCAGGTCATCGGGTTGTATCGTAGTAAAACGAACTTCCCAATGGAAAGGGTTAACAACAAACCCAATCCACATTCCAGAATGTTTAAGATAATTCTTTAACATCATCGCATAATCCTAACTTTTTAGCTTCATTAGCGCTTAGCCAAACATCTTGTGGAGGCAAAAGAACTTCTCTGATTTTAGCATCTGTTAATCCAGTACACTTTTTATAATGCGCAATCATTCGCTTTGTGGTTAAATCAAATTCTTTAATCTGTGCAAATAATTCATGTTCCTTACCAAAAGCACCCCATGAGTACTGATGTGAAAGAATAGAAGTATTTGGTGTAAGAATTCGTTGACCCTTATCACCAGAAATAAAGATCATTAATCCAGCAGAAGCAATTTGTCCAAGACCAATAGTTCTAATTGGAATAGCAGATCCACGCATAGTATC